TTCTTTGTCTGATGCTTCATCAACTTCTTCGTCAGTAGCTTCGTTAGTTTCTTCGTCGTCATTATCTGACGCTTCATCTACTTCTTTGTCATCTTCATCGTCTTTTTCATCATCTTTCGATGCTTCTTCGATATCTAGATCGTCTTCTAGTAGATTTTCATAAATTTCTCTTGATTTTTCAATCACGTACTCGTGAAATAAATCTTCAGCACCTGCTTTGTCCTCGTTTACGAGTTTTTCTAGCATTGCTTCAATTTTATTAATGTCTGCCATTTTATTCTCCTATAATTGTTGTGTTATCGTAAGGCTGTACACATATTTACATTATTATTAATATATGTATGGATAATAGGCTCAAAACAGCTCGTTTTGAGTGCATGTTAGGATTTTTGCCAAAACTTAATGAATTCTGGCACAGTTTGATGCTCTAGATTGGCGACATCTTTCAATGATTTAGGTAAGAATGAATCTCCTTCTTCAACTACTCTTATATATCTCGTATCAGGATGACTTTTCATTGTAGTTAATGTTTGTCTTTCCCAATTACCAAAATAAGTAGCTGGATCATAGCTTTTTTTGTAGTTTTGTGTGTCAGCAAACAAATTGTTTACCCTTTTATATTCGCCATTAGCATCTTTTGATCCTCTAAAATCAAAGCCTAATACATATATTTCGTCATATCCATGCATATGACTAGCCATCCATAATGCTGTTGGACCGCTACTCCAACCCTTTGACGGGTTAAAAAGATTTAAATTTGGCATACTGTTAAACGTTCGATTAGGATTTGTCCATACTTCGTTATCTAGTTGCCATCTATGTTTTGTTATTTCTAATATCATCTTTACATCGACTGCAATTAAGTAATCAGGTCTGAAAGTTCTGTATACTGCATTACAAGCATACACTTTTCCAAACTGTTTTAGATGATTTAGATCAATTGGTTCACGGCTCGTGCCGTTACCTACGACAAACGCTACAGACAAATTACGCTCCTGGTTCAGCGTTAGCGGCTAAGCCGTACATTTGTCTTACAAAAAATAATTCTTTTTCGTTTTCTTCGTTGTGTAGTTCAGATGCTTTACGTGCTTTATTAATCATACGTAAGCTAAGTCTTGTTTTACGAGTGTCATCGTAATCCATTGGTGATTCGTCTGATAAAGGATCGTATCCCTTATCTTCAATTGGATCTAAGTTCTGTTTATCAAAATAAAAAAATTCTCGTAAGTTCATGTTAGTATTTATACCGTTTGTTGAGTTGCGTCGGCTTCTGCGCCGCCACCTGCGCCAGGATCTGTAACAGTTTCCGGTGGAGTACCTTCGCCTGCGGCTCCAGCATCTTCGCCTTCAGGCATTTCATCTTCAATTCCGCCTAAGTCGTCTGCTATACCTGCACCACTTACACCTGCTGTACGCATTTCTGCACTTGCATCTGTTGGTGGTTGTTGTAAAGTTTCATCGTTTTCTTCTCTCCACAGTCTTTCATTTTCTGCAACTTCTTCTTTAGAAAGTCCTAAGAATCTTTCTAGTGCAAATCTATTTGAAATATATGGAACTGCCATCATCTGTGTAAATGTTGGCACACGAGTATTATCTAATTCACTTTGTCTATAACTTGCAAAGTTTTGTGGTGGTTGAAAACTAACATCAAACATGCTTACATCAATGTTAACACCTTTTTCCATTAGATATCGTTTAAATTCTTGGTTAAAGTCTTCAATTAAAAGACCTTGTAATCTCATACAATACTGATTAAATCTTAATTCTTGAATATATGCTGTGCCTACTCTGCCGTCATTGTATTGACTTTGTCCTTCGTCTTGTGCCGCAGTTGGCAAGTAACTACTTGGAATACGTAAGCCTCTAATTAGTTTATTAGTAAAATATTTTAAGTCGTCAATTTCACCTAGGTTTGTTCCGCCCGGTAGTGTTTCAACTTTAGATCCTCTGCCTTCAGCAGTTTGTGGGAAAAAGTAATCTTCATTGGTTGACAGCGGATTGTAAGAACTGTCTATGACTGATGTGCCTCCGCCTGTCTTCGATGGGATACGTCTTTGATGTATTTCCGTTTTTACACGCTCCACAAATTGCATAGCAAGGTGTGATGGCATGTTGCCCACATCAACGTAGAATACTCTTCTCTCTGGAGCTCTCTGTGTTCTGTAAATAATAATTGCGTCTTCAAGCAATTCTTTCTGCTTGTAAACTTTAAAAATACTTTCAAGTAATGAATTACCAAAAGGATGATTGTTGTCTAAACCTTCACTTAAACTTAAATGTATCATGTGTTCTGCATCAACTGCAATTTCATGCTCTTGATCCATACCGAAACGTCCTTGTCCTCCGGAGCCTCCTGTAGATGTATTACCTACCATGCCTCGAACACTACCTGTTAGATAGCCGTCGCCGCCGCCGGTAACATTTCCGTTTGTTTGGAAAGGTGTTGTTGCTACTTTATCTGCAAAATTAAAATTAATATCTTTTACAATATATTGTTCAGGCTTTTTGCCTTCACTTTCATTAACAATAATTCTTGATACTTTTGCAGGATCAACATGAAACCATTTTTTAGTTTCTGGATCTCTAATAAAGAATTGATCTCCATATTTAAAAACGTTACGCACAATTCTAAACATACGTGTTTCAAAATTATTCATTTTAGTCCACTGTTGTAAATAGTTTTCTAAAATTTTAATTTCAGAATTTGTTGCGTCTTTTTTAAAGTTTAGTAAAAAATTTGTTTTGTTTGTTTTATTAAATTGAGTACAAAATTCTGAAAGGATATCTAGTGCCGCATTTACTTCACTGTCGTTATCCATAGTGTTATATTGTCCATAACGCTCTACTCTATTAGGAGCACCAACATACACATCAGGTAAAAAAGAACTATAGTTGGTTCTTGCTGGACCTGGTTGATTGCCCCCTGATCCTAAAGGACTATTAGTTCCTTGCTGGACTTCTGTAAAATATCTTTTCCAACTCATTTTTTTATCCTGTCATTAAGTCGCCCTGGCCGTTAACACCAGTTTTGACGCCTTTTGTCAATTTATTGTTTTCTGCCATTAGCTCTGCAATTTTAAGCATATTAGTATTTAACAGATCTAACGATGCATTCGCCTGTTTCTGACTGGCTCCTAAACCACTCAAATCACCCATTTTTGTACTTAAATCTGCAATCTGAGTACCAACACTAGTCATGGTATCGCCTATAGTGCTTAGTTCTTCTGGTGAAAATTCTGCCATCATTTTAGCTGTATCAGGAGCTTTTGTATTAGATGCTGAAGAAGTTGGTTCAGGTGGATCGTCGTCGCCTCCTCCAAATAGTGACTTACCTTTACCACCTAACCATTTTGGTAGATAGTCTGTAAAGTCTGGAAGTTTAAAATCAAAACTAAAGAATCCTTTAACTTTATCTACAATAGAGTTAAACATATCAGATATACTTGGAAATGAAAATTCTATTCCAAATACTTCTTTAATTTTGTTGATAGGCCACATAATCATATCTTTAGCAGATTGAAATATATCTCCTACACTTAGATCAAATATGCTTAGTATCTTATTAGGTATAAACATGATAGCGTCCCAAGCGGCAGATATTACATCACTGAAACTAGTTTCTCCAGAAAACAGTCCTATGATTGCATTAGGCACTGCCATTATTGCGTCCCATGCATCTGTGAAGAAACTACTTACACCTTCCCAACTAAACATTTCCATTATTGCTGTGCCTAGTCCTATTATTGCATCAATACCTGCACTTATCCAACCTTTAATTGTTTCATAACTGAACATTGCCACCAATGCCGCTCCTATTGCTAAGAATGGTGCCGCTACTGGTGCAAATATTAATGCCGCAATACCTGCAACTGCACCAACAAGTACTGTATCTAAACTAGGTAAGAATGAACTAAACAATGCTTTTATACCATCACCTAACCAGCCCATTATTTTGTCACCTAGGTCTGACATTGCCTGTTGCGGATCTGCCATAAAGCTAGTTATAAATTTACTTAAACTTGTAAACACCTTGTCAAGTGTGGGTTTAATTTTTACAAATACATCATCTAAGAAACTTCCGCTTGTGCCCAGTCCGTCAAACATACCTGTTATTTGTTCAAATAACGGACTATCTAAGAAGTATTCTTTTAGTTTTCCTCTAAATCCTTCAATTGCTTGTTCAACACCGCCCATAACTGTTGTCATTTTTGCGTTTTGTTTTTGTTCAGCATCAATATCTTCTTTACTTTTCTTTGTTATTCTATTAATTTGTCCTGTTGCACTAGCAATAGCATACAACGCCGGATTGGTTGTTTTTAATGCTTCTAATTGAGCACCATTCATTCCACCAAAGAATTTGTCCATCTGTGGACCCATGTCTGCTAACATATTATTAAGTGTAGCAGGGTCTACACCTTCTTCAAGTGCTTTTGCAACTTCATATGCTTTATCACCAACAGCGTTAACAAGTGCAATACCTTCATCAGTTTGTGCAACACCGTCACGTAAGTCATCAAATGCTGTTGCCATTCCTGGCATTGTGGTATTCAACATAGTCATGTTGTTTAAGAAGTTTTCTCTAGCATCGCCATCTAAGGTATTAGCATGAAGACGTATTCTAGCATCATCCATTTGTGCAGATCTTGCTTTTTCTAATTCTTGTCTATTCAGACCTGTTACTTTTGATAACTTGTCCATTTCTTGTAGATAATTTTGTGAACCAGCAATAAGTTGAGCATTAGACATATTTTCTAATCTACCCGACCTTGCCATCTCTTCGGAGTACGAAACAAAACCTTCGTTAATAGTATCCATGGTATACCCCATGCTCATTAACTGTTCGCCAATTTTACCTGTTCTTAATCCTTTTGATACAACTGCAAATCTCTTTGCACCTTCTGTTGTACTTGCTCCAAACAAACTCATTGTTTTAGCGTTTTCTGCAACAAATCCTGTAAATCTTTCTAAGCTCATACCAGCACTACCAGCAACTCTGCTCATTTCAAACATATCGTTTCCAAATGAAGCACCAGATGATGCTACTGTTCTAAATGAATCTATTTGATCATCTAGTACACCTGTTAGTACAGATAGGTAATCTCCTACTAATGGTACTGCACTAGCAAGGTCAGTGAGCCTATTACCGCCTGTGAGTAGTTCTTTACCAAATGATGTAATGCCTCCGATTGCCGCGCCGATGCCACCTAATACTAGACTTTGCATCATTTGCTCGGCATAAACAGCCGCTTTGCCCATATCGTCAAGGGCTGTAGTTGATTCAGCTACTTCTTTTTCAAATTTTCCTAGCTCTTTACCAGCTTTTCCGGCCGCACCACCTACGCCGCCGCCGCCACCTGCGCCGCCGCCACCACCAAGGCCACCGCCTTTTTTCATTGCTTTTAGAATTTCCTGTAATGTAGACTCTGTAGCCGCGTTAACTGCGTTTACCTGTCCGATACCTGGAATTTCTACTGATACTTCTGCCATATATTAAATACCTACTTAACTGAGTCCTATAAATACGAGTGCTACTACACAATGTATTTAGCTGGAGAATAAACATGTCAGATAATATGGAAATGAAACCAATACAACCACTAGGGGCTAACCCCTTAGCAAAACACTTCAGGCAAGCTAAAATTTATATTAGTTTACCAAGTGGTGGTAAGTTTTGGCCAAAAGGAACAATAGATTATCCTGAAAACGGTGAGTTGCCAATATTTGCAATGACCGCAAAGGATGAAATTACAATGAATACTCCTGATGCATTATTAAATGGTCAGTCAACTGTAGATGTATTGCAAAGTTGTTGTCCTAATATAAAAGATGCTTGGCAATGTCCTAGCATCGACCTCGACACTTTATTAATTGCAATAAGAATTGCTACGTATGGTGAAAAGTTAACAATGAATACTAAAGTGCCTAATACAGATATTGAAAAATCATTTGAATTAGATATGCGTACATTGCTTGACAAATACACTACTACAAAATATGAAGATATTTTACAAGCTGGGGAATTTTTAGTACAAATACGTCCTATGTCTTATAAAACATTTACATCAGTAGCAATGAAAACTTTTGAAGAACAACGTTTATTACAAACTGTATCTAATGAAGATATGAAACAAGAAGAAAAACTTGCTAGATTTCAATCATCATTTAAGACAATGACAGACATAAACGTTAATATGATCTGTGATAGTATTAGTGCTATTCAATATCAGGAAGAAGACCCTGTTACAAATACTGCACATATCAGAGAGTTTGTAGAAAATGCAGATGCAAAAGTATACAATGCAATTAGAAATCACGTAGAGAAGATTAAAGATAATTTTAGTAACAAGCCTATGAAAGTTGAAGCAACACCAGAAGAAATAAAAGCTGGTGCTCCTAAAACTTACGATGTGCCAATTGTATTTGATCAATCAAATTTTTTCGTATGAGGATCTTAACCTGGCCTCTTGAGCGTATATTGCAAGAGGTTAAGGTCCTAGACGACAGGGTTAAACAAATTAAGTTTGAAACTTATAAACTTTGTTGGCACATGAGAGGCGGACTTAGTCTTGACGAAGCATATGCCATAGACTTTGCTGATAGAGAAATTATCGGTAAGTTAGTTGAAGAAAATCTTAATATTACTAAAGAAAGTAAATTACCTTATTTTTAAGCTACTGCTTTTTTAGGTGGTGCTTTTGGTGCCGCTTTTGGTGCCGCTTTTACTGGTGCCGCTTTTGGTGCCGCTTTTACTGGTGCCGCTTTTGGCTTACTACCTGGAACTATTTTTGTTTTATCTGCTCCAACTCCGCCTGCATCTAAACTACCAGTACCTTTAACACCTGCTTTAGCCGCTTTGGCCGCGCCAGCTGTACCTGCTTCTACACCTTTTGATGTTATTTGTGCTTTAATTAGTTTTGCAAGTTCTGGATCTTTTTTAGCCGCCGCTACAATAGGATCAATTTTAGGATTAGGTAATCCTAATTCAATCGCTGGTATAATTCCTACAGGTTTATTTGTTGAAACATTAACCCATAGTGCGCCTTCCCATTTGTATTGCACACCACCTATTTCTTGTACGTCACCTTTTTTCACTGTACTTGTAGTTGTATCAGCCGCATCACCTGTTTTACTTGCTCCTGCATCTTTGCCTGGTGCTGTTGTAACAGTCTTTGCATCACCTGACGGTTTTAATTCAACTTTTGCACCTGTTGCAATTTGTTGCACCATTGCATCGTCCATACCAAATGTTGTAAGTAAATTGTATATAGATCCTGCATCAGTTGGTTCTCCCATTTTTTTCCATTGTGAATTTAGTTTTGCCGCTGTTACGTTAGATGTTAATTCTTTTGCACCAGCTTTTACTTTACTAGCCGCTTTACCAACAGCGCCTTTTGCACCTTTGACTAAATTTCCAAAACCTCTTTTAACTTTTGCACCTGTTGTATTTGGATTGTTTAATGGAAGTTCACCTTGTGCAGGGTCTGCTTCACGCAACCATTCATCAAACAACACATCCATGTCGTTAGAAAAATCTACAGATTCAGTTCCACGCACTGCAACTTTATCGTCTGCTGGAGAATCTTCTCCGCCTTTTAAACTTAATTCTAATTGTTTCTTTTCTTCAGGATCAATTGGTTTGACCTTGTGCATTTTTTTATTATTATCATCTACAGTTGCAAGAGCACCTTGTGCCGCCGAAGCCGCGCCTCCTCCTACAGCCATAATTTTTTCAATTGCTTCATCTGCATTGTCAAGCACAGCGATTGCCGCATCCATCTGATCACCTGTCAACACATCTTTTGGAATGTTTGCTATTGTTCGTGCAAGTGCTGATAAGTCTGTGTTTGCTTGTTGTGCTGTTGAAAGAAATCCGTGTAATTCGCCAGCCGCTTTGTAAAACTCTGGGCTGAATGTTTTTGAATTTGTTACGGCATCTTTAAGTGCTTTAAATTTTTCAACTTGATCTGCAGTCATAGTAAAATCATAGTTGTAATAGAAACCGTTTATGTTACCTTCACTGCTATAGTTCATAGCACCATCAAGCACACCTGCATCGAGACCCGCTTCTGCCGCCGCGCCATCTACAGACGCTTGAAAATTAGCTTTTTCAAAACCATCTAGCATTGCGTCTGCTTCTGCTTCGCTACCTGTTGCAATATTGTCAATCATATTATCAGTTAAACCTTGAATTGCCATACCAGCAAGAGCACCATATGCCGCTGTTTTAACTGACTTACCAACTGCTGTTGATAATTTTTCACCTTGTAATAAATCTTTAGAAGCACGTAATACCAAACCAGCGGCCGCGCCACCCATTGGTCCGCCTGCAAAAGCCGCTATAGTTGTAAGAACACCTACAGCAATACTTGCTTTGCCTGGATTTTCTTTTGCCCAATCGCTTACTTTTTGTATTCCTTGTACAATTTTTGAATCTGAATTATTTGCAGTAATGTCTTTTTTAAGTTGCTCAAATTTTTGATCCATGTTTTTAACTGGACCAGCATTTTGTGCCATTTTACCAAGTTCATTAATTTTGGCATCTACTTTTTTAGCAATATCTATAGGTAACTTAGCGGCCGCTCCTACAGCACCGGCGGCTTTTCCTAGTGTATTTTTGTTTTCGCCACTAGCATCAGCAACACTTTCGGCTCCTTTAAAAATATCTTGTATTTGATCTGGAGTTAATTGTTGTGCCGCTTCATTAACATATTGTTCAACTAATGGCCAAAGTTCTTTTTCCCACCTGTTTAGATAAACAATCTGTGTTTCAGTAAGATCTTGAAATCCTTCTTTAAGGATTTGTGCTGTTTTTGAATTATAACCTGTTACTTCTGTTAGTTTCATTATATTATTCCTGCTAGTGCTTTTTTCTCAGTTGGCGTCAACGCATCTAATTGTGTTTGTAATGCATCAGGAATTCCAGCAGAAGCCTGTCCGCCTGCGGCAGGTGCCGCTCCAGGTTTTTTCATTGGAATAACTTTTCCTGTTGTATCGTCTTTACCGTCATTATTAGCATCGTTTGGCGCTGGCGCTTGTCCGCCACCCTGTGCCGGTGCTTGTCCACCTTGTGCTTGTCCACCTTGTGCTTGTGGTGCCTGTGATCCACCTTGTGCTTGTCCACCACCTGCTGGTGCTGTTCCGCTTCCGATTGCTGATGGATCTTGTTTTGCTCCAACAGCCGGTGCGCCTGTAACTTTTTTACTTTGTTGTAATGTTTTTAAAAGGATGTTATCTAATTCTTTTGGAGGAACAATTCCGCTTGCAGGTACTGAATTAGTAGGCATTTTTTTACTTGCTAAAAATGCTTTTAGTTCAGTAGCATCTAATTTCTTTAAACTACCGCCAATACCACCTAAGTATCCTTGAAGATCTACTTTAAGTTGGTTTGCTGACGCTCCAGTGTCTACTTGCTGGGCTAAACTTGCGGCTGTACCCTTCATTCCAACTTTAGCGGCCGCTTTTGCACCTATCTTCTTAAGTCCTTGTTTAAAAAAACCAGCAGGTGCTTCGTTTAAGTCAGAATCTGTTGAAGTAATATCAATTAATCTCATTAGTGTTCCTACCTATATTTGTCTTATACATTATTTATGCATATATATTCAATATCTACTTCGTAGATATTTGTTTTCGCTAACGCTCAAACTATTTACTTCGTATTTGATTATGTGTGATAGAAGTGATAAACAATAATTAAAGCAATATTACGAAGTAATATTGTAGTTACTTCATGTAGATTGTTTCAGTCAGACGGAACCTAATCGCTGGTTCCATCTAATCTTGGTCTTCATGTGAGTTCGCCACAGCCGAGACATTGGAAGTAGGTTATTTGTTTATACACTTAGTTCAATGGGCTCTGACCTTTCCCAACCTACGTCGACATCTTACGCTACGCCGTATATTCTTAAAATATACGCTACACCGTAATACCTCTCGCTTCGTTCCTATTGCTAAAGAGTTTTTATGAACTGTGTTGTGTTTTTCGATTGCTAACAGTCAATCTACGCCAATCCTGCCGCCCTACTACCGGACGCGGCTCAACGTGTACGAGTGTGATTTTCACGTCACCCTTTACTCAGCGGTATTATAAACTGGCCCGCCAACCTTAAGTGTTAGATTGTTTTGCCTTGATGTTTTGTTCTAGCAATGCCTGTTTGAGTTTGTCTGATCCGCCTACTCTAACATTAATAATACCATTATAGTATTCATCTGTTTCAAGCACACGCCTATCAAACTGTTCTCTTGCCTCTATATAGGACATTTCGCCCCTACCTTTACATAGGTATAGTATTTCTCTTGTAAACTTGTCTTCGCCTAGTTGTGCAACGTCTGCGTTTAGTCTATCACTGGATCCCCAGTAATCTTTCCAATCGCTTTCTTTTGTTCCACGTCTTTTATTTTTTTTGCCTTTGAGTGGTGGCTTAGTAGTTTTAAATTTTGCTAGTTTTTTGCCTATGTATTTTTGGCCTGTAGTGGTATTGGTAATAAGATAAACAAATCCTTCATATTCTTCTGGTATTTCGTCTATTATTTTTCCGTCATAAGTCCACTGCATAGCATTATATATTGGACCTATTTTTTATCGTCGCCTGATCTGGTTTGCCTTGTAGTTGTATGCTTTAGATGTATCTCGTCAGAACGTTGTTTTGCTAGGCTACGTATTACCCGTAGCCATTTTCTTACTTCTCGATGTGTTCTAATAGAGTTATTTCTTTCAAACTTTTCGTTTGCTTTGAAATAATCAAGATACGCTTTTGTTAATTGATCGTGTATATCGTCTTCTATATCGTTCATTCTACAATATCAATATCATTTTCATATGATGTAAACCCATTTTCTTTAACTACTTTAAGCAAATGATTCACACGTCCTATAAGCTCGTCTTTGTGTGAGATTAAAAATACATTTTTTTGACGCTCACGACCCATTTTCTTAATTACAGCAAGTGAATTTTCAACACCTGAAATATCCATGCCACTATCAATTAACTCATCAATAAACAATAAGTTGATATTCTGATATAGACTTTCCCAAACATCTCTAAATGCAAAACTCATACCAAGTATAAGTCTATTACGTTCACCTCTACTCAAGTTATCAAAATCTAAGTCTTGTCCAAGTTGTGTAATTTGTACTGTTAAGTCGTTTAAGAATTCAACCTGATG